GAAGATGGGTACACCCACATTTCAGGTGTCACTTCAGGAACGACTGAAACATTTTTTCAGGATGAAATATACAATGGGATGATTACAAGAAATGAACATTTTTTAGGATTTGTGGACGACCCACAAATTTTTTCAGATGTTTTTGTAGAAAGAGGACAGATGAGTGTTATGGAAAAAAACTTTAGATTAACCGAAATTGACAACACAGGAGAAATTGATGTGTATGGAAATGGATATTTTAAAGTACGAAAACAATAAAAATTATATTTATAGATAAATAAAAAAAGATGGCAGTAGGAAGTTACGGAACTATAAGACCGGCAGACGTTTCACCAGCAGATGTTGATATATATTATCACTTTGTTTCAGGTAGAACTGCAAGTACTGAAGTTCAATTTGAAAAACTCGATAATTCCCAAGATGTATTGACACCGGTTTACCATAATGACACAACAGGAGGTAATTCAGGTACGGAAATATTGGGCGGGATGTATAATTTAAAATTAGAATCTTCGAGATTTTCGGATTTAGGTATATATACACTTTATCTAAGACCCAAACAAATTAGAACAATCGTCACTGATTGTGGTGTATTATCTTCTTTGCCGTCAGTAAGAGGTTTGATTATTGATATTTCACAAATTGATAGTTCGGATGCTAACAAATTCACACCACAAGGATTAGTTGGTTACAGAATTGAGTATTTGGATGATTCAGGGGCTAAAATTCCTAATTTCTTTAGGGTAGTGACTTCTTCATTCTATTGTGAACCAGTTTTATCTAATTTAACGAATTCATCACAGAAAGCGATTAGATACAGATATTCAGATATAACAACAAACTTAATGTTTTTGACATTAACACCTAGCTCTTCGCCGTCTAGTAGACCTAATACCATACCGTTTATTGGTCAACCAAACCAAAATATCATTTTGACAAACACTCATTTCAATCCGGTTATGTTGGAAATTGAAATGGTTGAACACGATGCTACCACATTGGCACACGCACTTTATGGTAATCAAAGTAAGTCAGTTAATGATGGTATTTACACAATTTATGACCAAAATAATCAAATCTATAAGCAGTTTAACTTATACGAAATTAAAGACGATATTAACGAAACACTATACGAGATTAGAGAAAAGAATGATAATATCGACGAAACATTAAACTTTGATGTTATAACTCAATAATGGCTAAAATAACAAGAAAGGTCCCATATCAGGCGGCTAGTGGTGGTGAAACGTTCAATGACAAACTCATCGGTTTACAAATAACCGATGGTAGTTCTCAATTGGCCAATACTCAATTTCTTATCGACAGAGTAATTCCTGAAAAAGACAGTAAGACTTTTCATACCCAACCATTTTCTGATTTCTTAACATTAGATACATTACAGGAAGAGAAGAATTCAATTTATGATGATAACTCAATGGGTAGTACTCTACCTGAGAGAAGTAAGAAAATTAAATTCCACGATTCTAAAAACGATGCAACAAAATCGTTATTCGGTTCGTTATCGACAAGATTAAATGGTGCAGTTGCGAATATCATTGAAAGTTTTCCTGCTGCGTTATTAGTCGATGTTGATTCACCTTCATCATCAACAAGTGTCAGTGCGGTATTAACAGGTGTAACTTACGGTTATGACCAATTATCGAATACCACAAGATTTAAATTTAAAAAGTCATTAATTTATAATCCGTTTGATATAGTAATTCAAAAACCGGAAGGAATTGAAATATTACAATCAACTAACACATATAGAGATTTTTATTCATCATATACCAAATATGTAATAGATAACCTTAGCGGTTCAACATTTGAAATTGTTTCCTATGATGAACCTGACAATGACGGTTACGCATCGATTAAAGTTAATGGTCGTTGCTTTCCGGGTTACAATGAATACACCGACAATTATTTAATCAGACCAAATAATGCAGTTACTGAAGAATTCTTCAATAGTTTAGATGAATTAGAAACTGTTTTATTAGATAGAGAATCTACACCAAAGTACACTGCGGCGTTTAAAGTTCCAACTGATTTATATGATGGAGCGGTTAGTGAATTGCAAAATGAATATGCAACTTGGCCAATTAGTAGAGATGGATGGAACTTACAGATTGTTGGTCTTGATTATGAATCATACGTATCGACATTAAGTAACATTGGTAATATTGTGGATGATTATAAATCTAATTTAATTATTAGATTCTTAACGTCACCACAACTTTACGAATTCGATACCGAAGAGAAAAAGGCGGAAGCCATTTTCCAATTATACGGACAAAGTTTTGATAAGATAAAGAAATTTATCGACAACATTGCGTTTATGAGGAATGTTAGTTATGACAAAGCTAACAACGTACCTGACGTATTATTAAAAAACTTAGCCGAAACTTTAGGATTATCAACAGTTAACTTGTATGATGAAAAATCATTACAAGAAATATTATATACAAGACATAGCCCACAATACGAAGGTGTTGGAATGGGTGTTAACTTATTAGAAGGTGAATATGAATTCTACAGAAGATTAATCGTCAATCTTGCACATTTATACAAATCAAAAGGTACAAGATTGGCCATTGAATTCTTTTTGAAATTCATAGGTGCACCAGAGCCGATGATTAGATTGGATGAATATATCTATCGTGTTGATAGTTTATTACCAAAATCAACGTATGAAAATGACATCAGAGAAGTTATCAGTGGAGTTAAAGAATTCAATCACGTTGAATTTGTTCCATTTGCAACAACAATTGACGGAGTCGATTACAATGCCTTTACTTACAGATTAGTAACCACATCAGGCTCAACAGTATTATCAAGAACTGAATACCCTGTAACAACAGATGGTTTACCAAGAGCATTGAAAAGCTCTGATGGTTCATTGTACTTTGCAATGGGTGCGGGTTGGTATAGAAAAACATTAGACCATAGGTCTGGTGACATTTTAGATAGAGAAAATTCTATATTAACAGGTAACACAAAAGTACTTAAGACAAAATCAAAACCATTCACATATGGTGAAGATTACTTCAACAATTATAGACAATTACCAGGTTTAGATTACGGTTACGATTTAAACATCGAAATCGATAATAAAAAAACTGAGGTGTTGGATGATGATGGTAACTTCACATATAAATTAAACAGAAAAAATATTAATGTTTTCTTAGATGGTTCACGAGCAATTGATTATGACATCTATAGAAAGAGTAGAAACTTAACATTAGACTTTGGTACATTACCTCCACAGGAAAAACCATCATTTGCCGAGTTTTTAAAAGAGGCGGTTAGTCAAGTTATTAGAAACTCAAATACTATAAAGTATAAAAAAGAGTATCGTTTATTAAAACAAGTGTATGAAGCTTATGTTAATAGTGTTTCATTCACCCCATACAACTATATTAAAATAAATGAATTCATTCAAAGAATGAGTCCATATTGGGTTAATGTGATTGACCAATTTGTTCCTGCAACCACACAATGGTTAGGAGGTAACTTAATTGAGAACGGTACATTTGGAAGGTCTAAGTTTCAATACAAACAACCTTGTACACCAAAAGAATTTGTTGAGGTATTATATCCTGATTTTGAAACTGTAATTGAAGAAGATTTAGAAACAATTATAGGTGGAGGAACAACGACATATGAGAACGCAACTAACGAAGATAGTTTAAGAGGTTTATTCTCATTAAGTGGATTAACCTATACAATTTACTTAAACATCAATGGAAACATCTATTCAGGAACAAGTTCTAATTTACGTTCAGAACTTTTTACAGGATACACCCCAACAGTTAATTGTACATCATTAACAAATACTACGAGTTCAATTCCATTAATTTGTGAATATAAAAATTGGATTAATTTAAACTTACCGTTAATTAAAAATGAATGGAAAGAAACGTTAACCGATTTAGTACAAACAATCAATACACAAATAACTCAAGACAATTATGGTTGTATTGATGATTATGCACCATACACTGCAAAGACTCAAACATCTAACTG